TGTTCATAGATAGAGATTACCGAGGGAGTGAAAAACCGGAAGATTATGTTTTTATTCCAGCTCGTGTTTATGACAACGAAGTGTTGATGAAAACTAATCCAGAGTACGTGCAGACACTAGAGAACTTACCGGAAGATTTACGCAGAGCACATCTCGAAGGGGATTGGGATGTATTTTCAGGGCAATACTTTACCGAGTTCAGCAGGGATATACACGTTATCGAGCCATTCGAAATACCCGCTCATTGGAAACGGTACCGGACACTTGATTATGGACTTGATATGCTTGCCTGTTACTGGATAGCTATTGATACGCAAAGCAATATATACATCTATAAAGAACTCTACCAAAGCGACTTGATTATTACCGCTGCTGCTGAAAAGATTAAGCAAATCAACGGTACTGACAAAATAGTTTGCACTTATGCACCGCCTGACCTGTGGAACAGGCGGCAAGATACTGGCAAGAGTGCAGCCGAGATATTTGCAGCCAGCGGAGTGCCGTTTATCAAATCGAAAAATGACAGAGTAAACGGGTGGTACGCAGTCAAGGAATGGCTGAAGCCTATGCAGCAGCAAGACGAGCAGACCGGCAAGGAGATTACTACAGCGAAGCTGAAAATATTTTCCAACTGTGCCAATCTCATCCGTTCCCTGCCGCAACTGCAGAGGGACGAGAAAAACCCTAACGACGTTGCCAACGAACCTCACGAGCTGACACATGGACCTGATGCGCTGAGGTACTTCTGCAGCATGAGGCAGTCACCTACGAAAGAAAGTATCAAAAAACGTGACGACTTCAAACTCCGGACACCTAAAGAAGAAGGAGAGCCGGACGAAAGCTATATTTATATGGGAGGTTACTATGGTTGAAACATTAGCGGCTTTTTTAGTCGCTTTTTTATTGTTCACAATCACCTATGAGAGAGGTCTGAGAAACGGTTACAACCTAGCCAAAGATAAGCCTACCGAGCAAATACAAAACCCTGTAAATGTTATAGCTGCCTTAAAGAGGCATAAAGAGGAAGAAAAGCTAACGAACGAAATAGACGAAGTAATGCAGTACACAGCTGAGAAAGCCTTGCAAGCGGTGAAGCGCTAGGAGGTGAGATATGGAAAGGCAAAAATACACGCAAGAATGGCGTGAGTATCAACGTGGCATAGACTACAAGATTAAGCTAGACTACTACGCCAGAGTAGATAGAAACTGGAATTTTTACAACGGAAAACAGTGGCTAGGCGTAAACGTAAACGGGCTACCGAAATTCACCTTCAATATTTGCCGAAGCGCAATCAACTACTTCATAGCATCTATTTTGTCTAAAAAAGTCAAGATGCAATATACTGCCGAAAACATTCCAGATGAACCAAAAACGCCAGAACAAGAACTTATCAAGCAATTTACCGACCTAATGACTGGCTTCGCCGATCTAAAGTGGGAAAAAGACAAGATGGATTTCAAGCTACGCCAACTTCTCTTGGACGGAGCCAACTCAGGTGACTTCTGTGCCTATGTGTACTGGGATGCTACCAAAGAAACAGGGCAGGACGAAAAAGGCGATTTTGTTACTGAACTAGTGGACGGAGTGAATGTTCACTTTGGCAACCCGAACAACCCAGATGTGGAAGCACAGCCATACATCTTGATTGTTGGCAGGGAAATGGTGAGCAAGCTCAAAGAAGAAGCCAAAGCCAACGGGATACCAAAAGAACAGTACGACAACATACATGGCGATTCCGATACACTTTACCAAGCAGGTTCTAGCGGAAAAATTGAACTAGATGAACATGGCGATGAAGGAAAATGCCTATATATCATCAAGTTTTGGAAAGAAAATGGGATAGTCTATTGGAGCAAGTCAACTAAATACTGCCCTATCAGGAAAAAGGTTTCTTTAGGTATCAGTAGGTATCCTGTGGCATGGGGAAATTGGGAAAAAGTCAAGAACTCCATGCATGGTAATCCGCCAATCGAAGGTATCATCGATAACCAAATCGGTGTGAACCAACTATTTGCCATGGTAGCCTACTGGATGCGGATGAGTGCCTTCGGGAAGGTTATATATGACCAGACCAGACTAGAAAAATGGACTAACAAAATAGGTGAAGCACTAGCTGCGCAAGGCCCTGTGAGTGACATCGTGTATCAGCTACAGGCAGGTAATTTTAATTCAGGTGTTCTCAACGTCATAGACATGGCAATCAAATACACAAAAGACTTTATCGGCGCAAGTGATGCTGCGCTTGGCCAAGTGAAGCCTGAGAACACTTCAGCTATCATAGCAGTACAAAAAGCAGCAGCAGTGCCACTTGAAAACGTACAGGCAAACCTTTACCAGTTTGTAGAGGATTTAGCCCTTATTTGGGGAGAGTTTATCCTTAAAAAATATGGTAATAGGCTTATTAGCTATAGAGAAAGCGGTGTAATCAAAACCGCCAACGTCAACATGGAACAGTTCAGAAACATACTCTTAAGGGTGAAGGTAGATGTCGGCCCATCCACCTACTGGAGTGAAATCACCGCTATGCAGACACTGGATAATCTACTACGAGGTGGCATGATTGACTTAGTACAGTACCTTGAAAGAGTACCAAGCGGGATTATATCGAAGAAACAGGAGTTGATAGATGAAATCAAAGACCGAATAAACGCACAACAAATGCAGGGACAGTATGAACAAATGGCTAAATGGCTAGAACAACAACCGCTTGACGTACAGGAGCAGATTATAAACCTGCCACCTGAGCAGCAGGAACAAGTGATATTACAAATGATGAATCAAACACCTGAGCAAGGTGTTTTTTAATTCGCTTGAGGAAGCGTAAAAACCTCATATGGAAAGGAGATTAGATATGTCAGAAGAGATTTTAAGCTCTGTAAACGCAGAGCCAGAGGTGAACGTTGAGCCTCAACAAACAGAAGAAACACAAGTGCCTGAGCAGGCAGAAGAACAAAGCGTAAAAACTGAGGAAGTCGCTGAACCTCAAAAGCCAGTTCAGACACCAGAGGAAAACGCCAAGTTTGCTGCTATCCGCAGGGAAGCAGAAGCTAAGGCGAGGGAAAAAGCCAGGGATGAACTGATTGCCGAACTGTTCGGTGAGAGTCATGGAATATTTACCTATGCTGACTATCTGAAAGCTGTCCAAACACAGAAGGAACAACAAGAAGCCGAACGTTTAGCACAGCAAAACATCCCTGAAGATTTAGTAAGGGAAATCATCGAAAGCCGGAAGTTTCGCCAACAGTGGGAAAGCGAAAGGAAAACTATTGAAGAAAGGCAACAAAGAGAAGCAGAGTATCAGGAGTTTTTAGAAGTTTATCCCGATGTCAAACCAAGCGAAATACCTAGCGAAGTATGGCAGATGGTAAACCAAGGGAAACGGTTAGCAGATGCGTATAGAGCTTATGAGAATAAGCAGTTAAAAGCTAAAATAGCGGAATATGAGAACAAGTTTAAAGCGCTGGAAACTAACCAGAAAAACGCTGAAACATCTCCTGGCAGTGTTACAGGACAAGGCGAAATTAAGGGCGATTTTATTAGCTTAGAAACTTTTAACGCTAATAAACATGACCGCAACTGGGTGATCAAAAACTTTAAACAAATTATAGAAAGTCGTGCCAAATGGTAGCGGCTTATTTTATTTCCAAGAAAGGATGATTAAAGATGGCTGATAACGTAAACGCTAAAGATTTCATTCCAGAAATTTGGGATGCCGCTGTTTATAGAACCTTAGAGGATAACTTAGTAGCAAGAAAGATTTGCAGGAACTACTCTAACAAGGTTAAAAAGGCAGGAGATATAGTCCACTTTAACGGTCTAGCAGACCCGGCAGTGAACAACTATACCGGAACTATTAGCTACGAAAACCTTAACTCCGGTACTGTATCGTTATTAATCGACCAACAAAAATACTACGCCTTTGATGTAACCGATATTGAGCAAGCTATGGCTAATGTGGATTTAAAGGGTTCGCAGGCTGAAAGAGCAGGCTATATGCTTAAAAAAGAGTGTGACAGCTACATCATGGGACTTTACACAGAAGCGGGCAATGTGCTTACAGCTGACACTTCTTGTGATACTGCCACAATTCTCTCTGATATTGGTTTACTAAAGCAAAAGCTGGCAGAAAACAATGTTAGCGAAAATGATATGTGGCTGGTTATCCCACCTTGGGTGCAGTTGAAGTTAGAACTTGCCGGTATCAAGTTCAGCATCAACGATGGTATCAACGGTAAGGGTGGTATGATGTG